ATTTAGTCATTAAGCATTTCATCTTTTCCTGATGATGAAGAGTTATTATTTTTACTAGCTTTTATATCATCAATATTTTTCTCTTGTTCTTTTATCATTTTATCTATGGCATTCATAGCATTGTTATACTGTTGTATATTAATATTATTATTAATAGTTGCTTGTTGATTTTGAATTTCTCTGTTTTCTCTTTTTCTTTCAACTTTTTCTACAATTGCAAGTGCTGATCTCAGCAATGGTTTTATATTTTCAAACACAAAATCATCTGGAGAATTTTGAATTGCTAGTTTAAGATAGGCTTTTAATTTCTCGGTATTTTTTTTCATTTTATCCTTACATTAAATCATGAATTAAGATTTCATCTTCAAAAATAGAAAGAGCTTTTTTATCGTCATATGCAATTTCATTTAGTTGGCATTTAACTGCAAAACAATTCTTAGATGGCTTTAAAAAAAATTCATTATAAGGAATATACTGTCTTTTTAAGAAAAATGTATTCTTTTTAAATTTTTCTAAATTATTGCATTCTTCTTTTTTAAGAAATAGTTTAACAAGTGTTTTATTATTATTTCTTTTATTAAAATATTCTACATATTGATTTTTATTACAATTTTCTAAATTTATAGTTTTATTTAATTTATTTATTTCGAAAGTAAATTCATTATTTTCTGAAATTACTTTGAACTTTTGATTTGGTATATAAGAATCAAAGTTATGTGGCTGTATTTCAAAAGAAACATTTTCAATTAAACTACAAGTCATTTCAGATAATAGAAGCTTGACAATGTTTGCATTTCTAGAAGTTTCATTAAACAAGCAATCTTTATAGTTTTCAAAAAATTCAATTATATTTTCTTCATTGTAAAATAATTTTAAAAAATCTGGAATATAATTTTCTTTGTAAAACCTTCTGCATTCTGTCATGAATTCAGATTGTGGCTTGTTTTTATTTTTATTAAATAAAGCTATTTCTTTCAAAGAGAGTTTTTCTAAATTGAAATTTATAAATTCCTCATTTTTAATGCAAGATTTAATCCATTCAGAAGATAAAAAATTATTTTTAATAGATTTTTTATATTCGTTTATTTTTACTTTAATATCTGGTTTGATTTCTTTTTTTTCTAAAATATCTTTAAAGGAAATTACCATCCAAACTCCTTCATAATTGTGTCGTTTTTTCTATATTTATCTCTCATGAATATTTTTGCTTCTTCATCTAACATAGTTTTTTTTGAATTATCTTGGCTTTGATTATTATAGCCAAAATTATCACTTGATAAAGAAAGTCTTAATTCATTTCTTAATTCTTCTATAGTTTGATTTTTTATTACATTGCTTACATTACTTTCTTTTATTGAGGTTGATCCAAACGATGGCATATCTCTTAAAAATTGTTCTCTGGCATATAATGCTATTGCCATCGACATGATAGCATCATCGTGCTTTCCTTTTTGTGCTTGTGCTTTTTTTGAAACAGTATTGTATTCGAAAGTTTTAATTTCTTTTGCTAATCTTCTAGAATTTATTCTTATTTGATCATTGTAAATTTTTTGTTGTAAATTTTGTAAAATTAATGTTCTATTTTTAATAGTAATTTTAATACCTGGCTGCATATTTGATTTAGTAGCATTATCATAATATAAATTATCATAATATAAGTCATGCTGTAAAGCACTTAAAATTGCACCACCAGTTGACATATTTTCTATAACTAAAAGACCGCTATTATAAAATGATCCAATTTCTTTGCATACTTGTGCAAAATCATGCGTAGCAATATTATTGCTATAAAATTCAGCAACTTGTTCTAATGTATTTTGATTTATTACTTGAATACAAGAACTGTCTCCATGATCTCCTATGCCTTCAGCAGAATCTATTCCTATTATGTATTCTTGACCATTTTGAGGCTCTTTCCAAATCCACAAAGCTCCCTTTTGATCCTCTCCATCGAATTCATCGTTCCTGTTTGCAAATTGTGGCATTAATTTTTTTAAAGGATCTCTTAGTTTTGTATCTTTATCAATTTCTGTTAGTTTTGCAGATGAAATATAAGTTTCGCCAGAGCCTAAAAATACCCTTAATACTTCTTGTAAAAATCCTCTTTCCCCAAGTTGAGATTTTTGTTCTTTTGCCCAATTTGGGTTATTAGTATCATTGTAATCAGGATGCTCCCAGTAATCTAAATCTATAACATTAAATAAATTTTGCTTATCTTTAGCAGCACTATAAGTTTCTTCGTACCAATTACCAACACCATTTACAGTAGAAATTATAACGCAGCTTCCGCCTGTGCTAAGTACAGGCCACATAGCCTTCCAATGTGTATCCATATCAGGTATAAATGCTGCTTCATCAATTATAAGTAAGGTGGTAGCTTTACCACGGGCAGCTTCTGGAGAATAAAACATTAAGTTCCCGCCAGTTTCTTGAAATTGCTTTAAATGATCATTCCACTTTCCTTCTTTTCTTGATTTCAACCAATTAGGTAGATTTTCAGCTGCTCTATCTACCATCATTCCAATGATAGTTGCTTCACGATCTGTTTTTGACAATAACATTACTTGTTGATCTAATTGAAACATACAACGCCACATTCCCCAAAGCAAGGTAGTTGTAGTTAAGCCTCCCTGACGAAATTTACTAATAATATTAAATCTTTTATTCTCATAGTTTTCTATACATTTTTTTTGATACTTAAACATAATAAAAGGAATTAAACCCCTAGTTGGATGTAATATTTTTACAAATTTATGACAAAAATACGAGAAGCTTCTAGTACATTTGAGTATTTCGTCTTGTTGTCTGTTGGCATCATAATTGTTTAGATCTGCTATTGTTTCATTTGGTGGAATTTCAAATTGCAAATTATCAAAATAATAAAATGATTGATTGTATTTGTTTGCGTAATAGCTTTTATAGTTAGACATTAAATAAATCCTTGCTTTTAATAACAAAGTTATTTATGAGATTTTTTAAAATTTAATATTATTTATGCGATAAATATTATTAATTATATATTTAAAATTACATTTAACTTATTAATATTTTGATTTATTTTACTTTAAAACAAGGATTTAAATGTTGGTTTCTCATAAATATAAATTTATATTTTTAAAATCAATTAAAACTGCTTCTACTTCTGCGTTTGTATTTTTTGCACCATATTGTTTACCAGAAGAAAGTTTGAAAAATTATAAATTTGAATTTCAAAGCCAAGAAGATTATGTTGGCGTTTATAATGAGGGTATTATTGGAAAAATCTTTGTAGATCCTGAAACAAAAGAAATATTGTTTAAAAAAAAGCATATAATAGCAGAAAATGTTAAAAAAATTGTTGACGAAATAGATGGTGAAATTTGGAAAAAATATTTTAAGTTTACGATTATCAGAAATCCTTGGGATTTAATGGTTTCTTTATATTTTCAAAGACTCCTAGATTATCCTGATCAAATGAAAAATTTAAATTTTTATAAATTCATAAAATTACTTTATGATAAAAAAGAAGTAGAGGGGCATTTATTTTACAAAATTGGTGAAAACTATCCTTGTGATTACCATATCAGATATGAAAGATTGATGAAAGATGTTAGGTATGTTTGCGAGAAATGTAACATTGAAAACTTTAATCTTGATAATTTTAAAAATTTTAGATCAGATGTAAAGCCGAAAAACTTAGACTATAGATCTATGTACAACAAAGAAACTGGAAAAATGGTCGAACTTCTTTATGCTTCTGATATAGAAAAATTCAAATATACTTTTAATAACTCCAAATTTAATCATTATTTTTTTTAACTTGTTTTAATTAAACACAATAATATAATATAATATATTTATTTTCAAGGATACATTCAATGAACTTAGAAACTCTTGTTGCAAATTTAAAAGAAGATTTAAAAAATGAACGAAAGCATATGTTATTCTATTTGACAAATGCAAGTACAATTACAGGATTGAACAGAGTAGAAATAAAAGAATTCTTACTAGAGGCAGCAGCAAGCGAAATGAAGCATGTAGAAGAATTTCAAAATTTAATTTTAGGATTAGACGGAGAAATAAAAGATTGCGAATTTAATAATTTTGAAGTTTTTGAAGATGCACAAAAAATATTAGAATATGCGTATAATTTGGAAAAAGAGGTAGTTTATAACTATGCAAGAAGAATAAAAGAAGCACAATCTCTAAATGATCATAATGGTCTATGGGTAGAAATATTTTTAGAAAATCAAATAGCTAATAGCAGAGAAGATGCAGATAATATCAAGAGAATTATTAAATGTGCAAAGCCATAAATTTAACGCATATAATTATGTGAAATATAATTAATTAAATATGCTTAAGTAAAGACAATTTAGAAAATATTATAATAAATAAATATTAAAAATATAAAAGAATGATATTAATAATTTAAATTATATTATTTAAAATTCTTTAGCTTTTTATAAATAAAATTAAGAAAACTATATTAGTTAAAATATAAGAAAGCAGAAATTATGGCATTTTTTCAAAATCCGTTTGAATTTACATTTAATGGCTCTTTATTTGGCCTTGGCCCTCAGTATACCATTTCTTATGGAATAGGAGCTAATAGAAATAAATCTAACTATATAACTGCATATAATCTTGAACCATATGATTTATCTGTAGAAAGCAATTTGGTTTTTAATATTGCAATTGATCCAGATGTTCTTCATTTTGGTTCTTTTACTGTTAACATAACAGGATCAAACACTAGTGCTATTACAGCTGCGGAAGTTGTCGTATCTTTAAATTCCAATACTAATTTTAGTCAATATTTTATTGCAAAAACTATTAAATTTGCTGCAAGTGATACTAAAAGTACTATTTTGATAATTGCTAAAGATAGAATGTTCTTTAGATGTTATATTTCTAACACAAGTGCATGTTTTCCTTTAGCTATAAATAAACACGCACCAGTTAAAGAGCTTCCAGATCTTTTTCAGCAATATGCAGTTAAAAATATTTTCAACTATTTAAATTATGGATCTCAAAGGATAATTTATCTAGATCCTTCTGATCCTGATGATGCATTAGTTATTACTAATGCTGGATTTGATCCTAATAATCCAACTCCTGATTGGAAGCTTCTTGCTAGTGCATCTCCTCTTTATACATTCACTAAAACAGTTTACATTTCTGCATCTTCTGATATTTACTATCAATTAGTTTACCACGCTGGTGCTGTTGCTGGTCAAATGTGCAAGAAAATTGTTTATGAATACGATGGCTCTGCAAATGTTATTGGAGTTTGTGAAATACCTTATATTTTAAAATCTGATGATTTAATATATCCAGCTATTCCTTAGTTTTTATAAGATTACAAAAATTCACTACCCCAATTTTTTCTTATTTCATCAATAAGATTTTTATTATTTTTTTCTTTTATTAGTTTGTTTTCTTCAATTGTTTTTTTGTTATTTTCAATTATTTTATTTTTGGCATGATAATATAAATCATCAATTATTTTTTCCCAATCACCATCTGTATTATAAGAAATTAGAGTGTTTGAAATTTCATGATATCTCATGTAAGTTTTATAATAAAGTTTAATTTCAGATTCGTAAAATAAAAATTTAATTTCTAATCCATTTCCTAAATTTACCCCATCATACCAGTATCCAATTTCATAAGAAACATGACCTTCTTCAAATGTTTCTACTTCGTTCTCTTCTTTATCATAAAATCCATCATCTATATCTAAGGTGTTAGCTTCTTCAAATACTGAATTATCATAAATAATAGGACTTCCAAAAGCCTTGCAAATTATTGCTAGTTTCCCTTGCGATCCCATGAAATCTTTTTTTATAGCCTCTACTGTGCGTTGTTCTTTTATTTTATTTTGAATTTCCATAATTATTATTCATCCTTCTAATACATATTAATAGAAGAATAATTTTACAAAAAAAAGGAGTATTTATGTTAAATTTTATTAAGACAATTTTAAACTTCATAATTAGTTTTTTATACAAAAGCAAAGACCATGTTTTTTTATTAAACAACAAACGAACTACTCAATATTTGCAAGATCAAACTTTACCAGATTTAAAAGTGCAAATTGCTTTAACTCCACCTGTGTTTTCTAACTTTAATGTTATAAATTTAACTTCTACAGGAAATGCTGTTAATACATTGGTATGGCAAAGTGAAAATGTTTATGCAAACATTAATAGCTCTTTGGGATTCATGAAGAAATACTTCCCAGTAGGTTTAACAAACTGGGCAGCTACAACTAATTTAACTGTGTTACCAAGAGCAGGAAAT